TGGATATTGGGACGCTGGTCATGTATGTGCTTATGCGGATGGGATTAACTCTCCATCTAAAATTTCTGGAGCTAAATGGAATACTAAGGGAAATTCTGTCGCTGGGTCTGCTGTCGTAGGCAATGGGGCTTGTAATTATGACGTTGCCATGGACAAGTATGTTGGTGATGGGTTTTCTGATGGCACGCTCAAGGGCGCTTACTACTATTCACATAACGGCGCTCAGGTTCGCTGGATGCTTGACTTCCAGAACTGGAGCAATGGCGGCGTTGATATTTGGCATTAAGGAGATTGTTTAGATATAATGTCTAAAAATCCTGACCTTGCTTATTGCAAGGGAATAACTTGTAAAAATAAAAAATTTTGTTACAGGTATTTGATGGCTAGGGCTAAAAATCTAGCCATCAATTTTAAATATATCTGTAATAACGATAACGAATATAAATGGTTCGTTACTTGTGAAGGCAAAAATATTTTGGAAAATAAAAAATCCAGATAGGAGTTAATTTTGGAAGAAAAAATATTTCAAGTTTGTCTTAATAAATATAATGGTATTCTTGAAAAGTCTTGGGATGAACTTGCAGAAGAGTTTGGGTATAAAAACGGAGAATTATTAAGAAATAATTTTAGATATGAAAAAAGAATAACAGGAATAAAAAAAGAAGAAAAAGATGATAATATAAAAAATAAAGTAAATGCTTGTGTTTATGATTTGGAATTATCGCCCATGAAGGTGTATAGTTTTGGATTATGGGAGCAGAATATCTCTCCAGATAATATTATATCTGATTTTTTTATTATATCTTGGTCTTTGAAAATGTTAAACGAGGCGGTTGTGTATTCTGATGTTTTGACGCCTACTGAAGCGTTAGAATGTGATGATAGCAGGATTTGCAAAAGCATTTGGAGCATCCTGAATAATTGTTCTATAAGGATTGGACATAATGTTAATTTTTTTGACAGAAAGAAACTGAATACCAGATTTCTTTATAACGGATTGCCTCCAATTTCTGATGCTAAAATAGTTGATACTTTATTGTTAGCCAGAAGTAACTTTTCATTTTCTTCTAATACATTAAAATATATAAATAGAAGTTTGGGAATAAAACAAAAGATAGAAAACGAAGGAATGAAGTTGTGGATAGACTGCATGAATGGCGAAAAACAGTCTTTAGAAAAAATGAAAAATTATTGTGAGGGTGATGTTTTAGCGACAGAAGAATTGTATTATAAATTAAGACCATATATTAAAAATTTGAATATGGCTATGTATAACGAAATTGAAAAAGAACAGTGCCCAGCGTGTGGTGGAATCAATCTTAAGTCGGAGGGGTTTTATTATACAACTACTGGAAAATATGAAACTCTTAGATGCCTAAAATGTAAGAGTGTTTCAAGAAGAAAGACTAATGTATTATCAAAAGAGAAACGGGGGGAATTGTTAAAAAAGTAAACTCATTGGATGTAATATAATGGAGGCACTTTGGCAGCATATCAAGGCGTTAGAGAATTACAATTAAACGATGAAGATTTGGCAAAATTATATGGTAATGAACTAGAAGGCTTGAATTTTTATACTAATGAATATGTGATGATAAAAAATATTTCTGGCGAAAATATTGACCAAAAACGTTGGGATGGGGAAAAATTAGTTGCTTTAAAATGGAGACCACTATCCAACGATTATTTTGGTAAGGTAAAACCTCTCAATATATCGCAGAGGTTTTTATTTGATTTGTTGCAGAACGATTCTATTATAGGAAAAGTTAGTATAGGTTCTTTTGGTGTTGGGAAAAGTTATGTTAATCTATGTTGGGCGTTAGACTCTATAACTGGAAGAAATTCTAAATTTGAAAGACTGTGTTGGCTAAGAAACAACATAGAGGTATCTAACACTATGCCATTAGGATATTTGCCTTCTGATTTAAATTGTAAGTTATTGCCTTGGGCTATGCCAATGGTGGATATTCTTGGGGATCAAGACATGTTTGACCAATATATAACACAAAAAAAGATAGTATTAGAACATATGGGTTTTTTAAGAAGTAGGACTTTTGAAAACTCTATTGTTTATATTAATGAGGCGCAAAATTGTACCGCCAACCATTTGGCATTGGTGATAAGCAGGATTGGTAAGGGGAGTTGCTTAATAATTGAGGGCGACACCAGGCAAACAGACAAGGAAGTGTTCTATAAACAATCAGGTATGTTAAAAATGGCTGAAAAGTTTAAGGGCAATCCTATGTTTGGAATGGTTAAGCTAATAGAAAATGTAAGAAGTCAGTTTGCCACATTAGCAGATTTATTATTGGAAGATTGACTTTATAAGATAAGGAATCAACATGGAAACAAGTAAGATTTATTGTAGGAAGTGTCAAAAAACAAAAAATGGTAATTATTTTTATGATGCTACCCAATTAGTGTTAGATAGTAACGGAAAGATGTCCGTATGTAGAGATTGTATTATGGGAATGTATGACAATATGTTCCAGAATGAAAAAACGATGTCAAAGACCATATATAGGCTATGCAGATTATTGGATGTTAGATATGAAGAGTCCTCTATTGACATGACTGAAAAAAAAATTGAAAAAATTGGCGGGACGAAAAAAAATAGTGCTTTTGGTTATTATTTGGCTAATCTAAAAAGTGTCGGCGTGAAAAATAGTGGAATTGATGACGTTACTTTTAATGATATTAGTCCAACTATAGTAACAGACCCGATTACAGAAGATGAGGACGAGGATGAACATCTTCGTAGATTTTGGGGAATTAATTTTAATTATGACGACTACGTTTTTCTTGAAGAAGAATTTGATGACTGGAAAAAAACACATAAATGTGATACAAAGGCTGAATCTAGCTTATTAAAAGAATTATGCTATAAAGAATTAGAAATCAGAAAAGCAAGAGTAGAGGGTAAATCTACGGCGTCATTAGTAAAAGAAAAACAAGATTTGATGAAGACCGCAAGTGTTGATCCAGCTAAAACCTCTGTAGCTGGCGGAGGGAAAAGCCAAGATACTTTTTCTTCTTTTATAAAAATAATTGAAGAAACCGAACCAGCGGATTATTATGCGGATAAAGGTTTATTTAGGGACTTTGACAATATAGATTTTTATTTTAGAAAATATGTTGTTAGACCGTTGAAGAATTTTATCACTCAAAGTAGAGATTTTAATGTAGAGGCTGACAGCAGCGAAGATGAAGAGGAAGATATTGAAGAAGAGCCAATATCTACAGAGGAATAAATGAGAGGAAGATATAAGCCTGTATTTAATAATGATTCTGCTACACAGGATCAATTTCGTCAAAGAAAAACAATGGTAAGAAGCAAAGACCTTGAAGGCGAAAGAAAAGAAAAAATGAAACGATGGATTACCTTTTTTAGAAGAAATCCACATCGTTTAATAGAAACATATTTTGGAATAAGGTTATATGCTTATCAAATTTTAATGATTTGGGTATTACAAAGAAGTAATTTGGCTTACATAGTTGCAAGTCGTGCTGCTGCAAAGACGTTTATAATTGCGATATGGGCTTTGACTTTGGGCGTGCTATATCCTGGTAGTATCGTAGTGGCTGCATCAAAAACATTAAAACAGGGCGGGCTTATTGTAGAAAAATTATCTATGTTAAGGGATACTTATCCAAATGTTGCCAGAGAAATAAAAACCATTACAGTAAATGCGAACATACATGAATGTCAGTTACAATGTGGTAGCGTTATAAAGGTTGTTCCGTCATCGGAGACGGCGCGCGGCAATCGCGCAAATTACTTGATTATTGAGGAAAGCAGATTAGTTCCCAAAGATATTTTGGAAAGTATATTAAAGCCGTTTTTGTTTTCTAGGATGCCTCCCTACAGATTAAAACAAGAATATGCAAATGTTGCAGAATTGAAAGAAGAAGGGATTATTTCATATATTACTTCTGCCTGGTACACTGCTGAATATTGGTATGAATATGTAAAGTCGTGTATAAAAAGAATGGTTTCTGGAGACACTACTGCTAATTTTTTAGCTTTTGATTATTTGATAACTGTTTATCATAATATAAAAACGGAAGAAATGATAAAGAATGAAATGACAGATGCGGACGCCATGACCGTACAAATGGAGTATTTGAATATTCCGAGTGGCTCTAGTGGCAAAAGTTATTTCAAGCCTTCGTTATTTCGCAGAGATATAAAAAGAGCATTTTATCCTCAAAAAGATGACACTTTTAATGTAAGAGATAATCCGTATAACATTAAAAAAACAGAAGGCGAAATAAGAATTGTTTCAGTTGATGTTGCGACCAGAGCCAACAAGATAAACGATCAAACTATTATGTCATGTATTCGCATGATACCAAATATTGGCAAGGGGTATGAGCGTCAATTGGTTTATATGGAATCTCATAAAGGAGCTAACACCGTTACACAAGCAAAAAGAATTAAGGAATTATTTTTTGATTTTGATACAAATTATATTGTACTTGATCTACAAAATGTTGGGATAAAATGATGTCCTCCCTATTGGCGACAGTAGGGTAATAAATTGCGGAAATAAGCGAGAAAAGCTGAATATGCCAACTCGACAGTGAAGGATAGGATTAAAATCTTATTCAACGGCAGAGCATAGAGAATGAAACTAATTTTTATATTAGAATATAACTTCTCCAAGAGTCCGCAATATCTTTTTTGAATAAAGGAGATTTATGTTATTATCAAAAACCATAATAACTATTAGAATTTATTCAAGAAAGATAAAAAAATATGCCGAACTAATAAGAATAAAATTATTAGAACATAGAGATAAAAAACTTTATGGATAACAAAATGATCGATTTTTGATTCTTTGAGCCAAATAACGGCTTGTGATGAAAGAGGAATAGATTTTCCAGCTTTAACGGTTGTTGGAAATGAGTTTGATTTTATTGAAGATAAACTTAGACAAGAATTGATGGAAAGAACCCTTGGATTAGGAGCTTTGCCAGTCTTGTTTCCTATTTCTGCAAGCCAAACTTTAAATAGTCAAATGGCGGTATCTTTTAGAAGTTCCCTGCAAAAAAAAATGTGGACTTTTTTGATACCAGATGGCGATGCAGAAGAATTTCTAATTAGAACAAATAAAGAATATATAAAAAACCCAAACGATTCTAATTCTTATGCTTTCTTTTTATCCCCCTATATCCAAACGGGATTATTTATAGGGGAATGTATTAATTTAGATATGGGACTAGCGAATGGATTAATAAGATTGACGGAAAAGTCTGGTTGCTATAAGGACAGATACAGCTCTGTGTCTTATGCAAACTGGATTATAAGTCAATTTGACAAAAATCTATTAAAAGAAAATGAAGAAAAAGATTGGTTTAGTGATTTTATGGAATTAACACAGATTTTTTAAATTTATCCTTACCTTTAGTAAGGGAAAGGAGGTAATACAGTTTGACAATCAAAAAAGTTGAAAATAAAGAACTTTTGAGCGAAGATCAAGTTTTTTCAGTATTAGAATTTGCAAAAAATCTTTATGGTATGTATCCGCAGGCTTATAACCCACTACTTACTAATCAAAGTATTCAGCAATTAACCATGAGCCCTCAAGCGGCAACAAGCGACAGGATAGATCAGGCTTTGGCTGATCCGACACATAATGAACAAAGTCTAATTGGGTATAGCGAAAATACTGAATTGTCCGATATGGTTTATAGCCGTATGATCTTATACCTAAGTAATATGTTGAGTTTTAATTTAGATTGGGTTAGCACAAATGCAGAAACAGAAGACTATACATCGCTATCTTATAAAAAAGATTATAAAGTAATTGTGGACTTATTAGATAGATTTAATCCTAAAGAAGAGTTTGGGAAAGTGATGCGACAATTGGTTAGAAATGAGGCGCATTTTTCTCAATTCAGAGAAGATGACGGGGATAAATTTGTATTGCAAGAATTGCCAGAAAAATATTGCATAATTACTGGAAGAAGTCCACATACATTTTTATATGACTTTAATATGATCTTCTTTATGCAACCTGGAGTGGATATAAATATGTTTTCTCCAGAATTTAAAACATTTTATAAAAAGGTGTTTTATAATAGTAGCGGAGAGTTGAAATATAACCCAGCCGCCTCTTTAGATGCGCGAACTGGGAATTGGACTTATTATGTCCAAACTTCTCCAGTAGATGGATTTTGGAGCTTCAAACTAAGACAGGAGCTGGCGAGTAGAATACCTGTCCTTGCCCCATTATTGCCCGATTTGGTTTTAAAGCCTCTTATTAGGAAGTTACAGACAAATAGTTATATTCAGGCTGCTTCTAAGGTTGTTTTTGGCTCTATACCAATGTTGAAGGGCGATGCAAAGGGGGCTGCTGTCAAAGATTCTTTGGCTATTTCTCCAGCACAACTAGGACAATTTTTGAATTTATTAAAAAAGGGGCTTAATGAAACCATTAGTGTTGGTGCTGCTCCGCTAGAAGATGTTAAGTCGTTTTCTTATGATATGTTGAATCGTTCAATGTTAGGAGAGTACACATCTGTAACTACTGGTATGTCTGGTATTAATTCAAGATTAATTTTTGGGTTGGACAGGCAGAACGTAGAAGAAACAAGGAATTCAATTAGCGTAGATGAATATATGATGAAAATGGTATATCCATCTTTTGAAAACTTTTTGAATTTTTTTGTAAACAGGAAAACCAAAAAATTTAAATTTAAATTTATGTTTTCTGGAACTGAATTTAATCTTGATAAACAACAAAGGTTTGATGATGCCATGTCATTATTAGACAAGGGTTTGTTACTGCCTGGGAAAATTGCAAACGCAATGGGAATGAACAAGATAGAGTTAGAGAGAATGTTGGCAGAAGCGAAAGCTAATAATTGGGATAAAAAATTAATTCCCTTAATCTCTGCTCAACAAAATGCTGTTAGCGGGATTAGGAAAGACGGAGATAAAGGCAGACCTAGAAAAAGCGACAGCGATCTAAGTGAAGAAGGAATGCAGACGCGCTCCAACGGCGACAATACAACAAGGGGCGGAAAGATTTAAATTTAAAAACAAAAAATAATAGGAGGATTTTACTATGGCTTTAAGTGCAATTGAAATTAAACATTTAAATAATATGAATCGTGCGGCTAAAGATGTTTTATTGGGTGATATTATTAATATCGCTGATTTGGCTGATTTGAATGCTATTCAACGAGGGACACATGTTGTTACTACAATAGAGGCTGGTTCTGCCACTGCCAAAGCAACTGTTGTTACCGGATTGAATGTTGTTTCTGGATGGTTGAGCGAAATATATCGTTCTGGTTCATCTTTAGGAGCAGGGCACAATATAACGACTGGCAGTGGAAATTTATATCTACGGTCTGGGAATTCCGGCAGCCAGGCATATGTTTTGACTGATGCTGATGTATGGAATTGGCTTGCTTATTAATCCCAAATATATTTGGAGGTAAACATGATAACAAAATTGATTAGCGATGGATTAGCCTCCGCCCTCATAGAACAAATAGGACATGAGAAGTATAATAGTTCTGTTTATTTATATTTAGCTGGATATTTAAAAAATAAAGGGCTAGATAATTTGGCTGGGTTATTTGAAAAGCAACATGAAGAAGAGTTTGAACATAGCAAAATGGTATATGGTATTCTTGTTGATTTGAACGCCCCAGTTATAATTCCAGAAGTAGATGGATGTAATATGCCAATTATTAACATATTAGACATTGCAACAATTTACCTTGAAAGAGAAATTATTACAACGGAATCTTTGGACGCTATTAAAAAATTAGCCATTGAAGAAAATAACCCAGTTGTAGAAGAGTTCATGCGAGACATGATAAAGTTGCAAAGAAATGAATATGAAGAAGCGACTACTTTTTATGATAAATCTGAATTGACTGGCAATGATTGGAGATGGGTAATGAACTGGGACTTGAGTTTGGGGTAAATTATGTTTATAACAAATAAAGATTCTAGTATATTTGAAAGAGCATATAAGGCTAATAAATTTATTGCAAAATATCTTATTTATAAATGTGGTATTCCTGCGCTAGGGATGGATGAAAGATTTTATTATTTTTCAAAAACTATTGAATTAGATGTTGCAATAAAAGACATGCCATTAAGATATAAGTTGTTAAATAAAATTTTACCTTGAATAAAGTAGAGGAAAGGAGGTAAACACCTTGCATTTTAGCGTTGATAAGTTTGAATTACTTAATCAATCAGAAGATTCGCAGCTTTCTAAAATGAGAATGTGGATAGTTAGCGAAGGAAATAATAAGCACAATTTGCCCATTTCTTGGGATGCCATTGTGGACGCAAAGAAATCGTTGGTGGGAAAGCCTGTTTTGTGTAGCTACAATAAATATACAGATCAATTCCAAGGACATGAAGAGGACGAAGTCCCCATTGGTGTCTTTATGAGTGAAGAAGATATTTACGAAGATAATATAGACGGGAAGAGGTGGATTTATGCGGACTGTATAATTTGGAAAAAATATTTTCCAAATGTTATTTCCGTTTTGCAAAAACAAAATGGCAATACAAATATTTCTATGGAAATAGAATTATTGGAACAAGAAGATGATGAATCTGTTAAATTATTTTCTTTTAATGGGGTTACACTCATAGGGATAGAACCTGCAATTCCAGGGTCTAAGGGCGTCATGCTTAAATTTTCAGATATGGTTGAGGAAACTAAAAAGATTCTACGGGAAGAGTTTGCTAATCGCTATGGAGAATTGGATTTTACCATTCCCCCATCAGTTAAGAAAAATGCAAAAAAATCATTAGAATTAAATAAACAACATAACTTAAATTTAACTAGTGTTGCGTTAAGCAATGCCAGATATATATCTAATAATGATGTTGCGCTACCTGATAAGGTTAGGTCTATTAACAAGTTTTTATGTTCTAATAAAACTAAAGAAAAAGATTCAAAGATACCAGATAAAAATTATGTTGCATGGATGGCACATGGGGGCAATGATGCTTTTATTTGGTCTAATAAACTTGTAGAATCTATGGATGAAATAGATAATAAAAAATTATCATTTTTTGGTGATGTGATAACTTTTCCTTATAAATCTATTGGTGATATAAATCCATCTTTGAAAGGAATTAATCCTCCTATCACTTTATCACAGGCTAACGAAATTGCCAAACAGGCAGATTCGATTGGCGCTGATAAAGGCGGATGGGGCATTGCGATTAAATCATTTAAAAATCGTTATAAGGTGGTAGGTGGCGAATGGGTAACAAAAGAAAAGTTTGAAGAAAGTGAGGTTAAGGAGGAAACAAATATGCCTAGAGAAGAAATCAAAGAAGAGGAGTTTGTAGAAGAAACTCCAGAAGAAAAAAAAGAAACTCCTGCTGATGAAGAAAAGGAAGAAGCGAAAGAACAATCTCCTATGAAAGAAGAAGAAAAAGAGGAAAAAAAGGAAGAAGATAAAAAGATGAGTTTAGATAGCAATTTAGACGTTTCTGCTACTTTATCTTTCCTTGAAAGCGAAACAGAAGTTTATGGCGAGATGGAACAAGAATTTTCAAAACCAGCAGATCAAATCAATTACGCAAAAGTTTGTGCGGCATTGGTTAGTAAAATTGGAAAAATGTCGGAGTCCATGGTGAAAATGGAATCTGATGGCAAGGCTTATATGGCTGAAAACGAAGAACTTCGTAAATTTAAGGCAGAAGTTGAAGAAAGACAATTTGTTTATGCTGTAGAATCCGCTTTGAAAGAAGTTGAAGAATTTATGCCAAAAGAAAAAATGAGCGCTTTACGAGAACAATCCAAAGAGTTTAGTTTGTCTAATATTGATGGTTTTGTTAATGCTGTGAAAGCAGAGGCGTTTACTTTTAGTAAACAAAAAATTACCAAAGACGGAGTGGTCAGAATGGGACTACCGTTTTCTGGTAAATCGTCTGATAAATCCCACAGTTCTTTGTGGGGATAGTTGTATTAACTTAATAAAAAAATTAGGAGGATTTTAAATTATGACACACGGAATTTTGGTAGCTAATAAAATTGCTGCAATGAATGTCGATTCTTATAATCGTACCGCTGTTTGTGCAAGCGATTTGGATAATGGCAATGTTGTTGTTTTGAGCGCAAAGTCTACGACTTCTGGCGAGGCGGAGGTTTGGACTGCCATTGAACCTACAACCAGTAATGGACTGACTGGTCTTTGGATGGTAAACAGCCCCGATTCGGTAGTTGTTACCGTTTCTGGCTCTAATGAATATAAGGGTATCGACCCTGATCCCCGCAATTTTGTAAATATTGCAGGTAAGATGATAGACGTTTATAAACCTCAGCTTGGCGATATTATTACTATGACCACGACTTCTTTGGCTGGTTCTTATGTAGCCAATACCACGACCCATATTAATGCAACCAACTCTAGTGGTGGCTTCAAGTTGCTTTGGGGAAACTCGCAGACTGGCTCTGTATTATCTTATAAATTCTTGGGAGTAAAATATTTTTCAATTGGCACTGGTGCTATTGATTCGCAAAGAATTGCTAGCTACGAATTTGAGTGTGTGGGTCTTTAATTTATTTATATAATTTTTATTGAAGAAGGGTGTTGTTGATGAATTTTATTAAATATACTTATGAAGAAGTAAAAAATATTTTTGATAAAAATAGTTTCATATTATTATCCAAAGAATATAAAGAAATAAAATCATTGTTAGATTTTTGTGATAGTGCTGGATATAAATTTTCTTTATCACTAGATTCTTTTATAAGTACAATAAAAAACAATTGTGTTCCGCTTAAATTTTTTAGTAGAAATCCACATACTTTAGATAATATAAAATTATGGATTAAAATTAACAATAAGCCATTTGCATATATTGATGGAAAATTCAAAAATGCTATTACTAAAAATCTTAAATTTTATTGTTATAATTGCGAAAAGACTTGGACAACAAACTGGAACTATTTATATGGTGGACAGTTATGTCCAAGTCAACAATGCTTGCACAATAGGCTTGTATTATCTGGATATGATAAAAATTTAACGGAAATCAACAATTTATATTATTTATATCCAGAAATCTCCAAGGAATGGGACTATGGTAATAATATTAGATCACCAAAAGAATTTGCTCCAAATAGTTGCTATAAGGCTAACTGGATTTGTTCTAAATGTGGATTCAAATTTAATTCTAAAATAAAAAATAGGACGTGGTTTGAAGCTGGATGCCACAAATGTAATAAATCTAGGGGTGAAAAAAGGGTTGTAGAATATTTGGAAAAAAATAATATAAATTTCGAGCAACAACACAGAATAAAAGATTGTAGAAATAAGAAGCAGTTACCTTTTGATTTTGCTATTACTAATAGCTATAATGAAAAAATATTATTAGAATATCAAGGAAAACAACATTTTGGAGTTGGAGATGGTATTTTTGGTGGAGAAGAATCTTTTCAAAGAAGATTATTACATGATAATATAAAATTAGAATACTGTAAAAATAATAATTTAAAACTTATTGTAATACCTTATTGGGATTACGATAATATAGAAAATATTTTAGGTAAGGAATTATCTAATTATTTATTAAAATAGGAGGAAATAAAATAGTATGAAACTATCGAATAGTTTGATTAATTTTGCCGGTGAACAGAACATCGGCGTTTATAAAATGTTTAGTGATTATTGGAATCATTATTTGTCCACACAGGGCAACACCAAAGTGGAATACCAAAAAGTGAAAGAAGATGGAACTTCTATTTCTTTTGCAGAAAAAGAAGATTTGATGAATGCTGCGCTGAAAAAAGAAATTGCTCGCGTTGCTGGCGTGAATTTTGCTGACTTCCCTATGGAAGCATATGCAACGAATCCTCAAGTATCTTGGGCGTCTTTTGCAGTTATTAATATGTTGGTGGACATGGTCATTCCTGACACCATCATCGAATCTATTGGCGCATATGCTGATGTTAAGAATGGCGCAATGGGCGACAATTTTGCATTTGATATTGAACCACGTGATTTGTTTGTGGTTTCTAAGGCTGGACACGGACAGCGTTCTACTGAAGTACATCGTCAATTTCGCGGGCAGGTAACTGTTACACCTGAAGCTCATGAACTTACCGTTGGCGTCTCTTTGTATGGTATGTTATCTGGCAAGGAATCTTTAGCCAATTTGGTTTCAAAGGCATCCCGCTCTATTGAAACTCGCATGACGGTAGATGTGTATTCTGCTTTTGCAACAGCTATGGCTGCGGTAAGCAATACGGCAACGACTGGATTGCGCGTGGCTGGGTATTCGCAGGCGTCTTTGCTTCGTATTTGTCAACAGGTAACTGCCTGGAACAACAATAAGGCAATGATTATGGGAACTCCCTTGGCTTTATTGAATGTTCTTCCTGATGACGCAAATTATCGCTATGCTTTAGAAAGCGATTATGTCCGTATGGGATATATTCGCCAATTTAGCGGCTATGATATTGTTGTTATGCCTCAGGTTGCGGACATCTCTACGCCATTTGGTATGGCGTTGTCTGATAGCTATATTTGGGTCGTTTCTCCTTCTGCTCAAAAGCTTATTAAGTTATGTATTGAAGGTAATACGATTGCGAATACGACAGGGACGTTCGCTAATGCTAACTTGACTCAACAGACAGTCCTTACTAAGTATTGGGGCGTTGGCGTTGCAACTAATAGTGTTGCTGGCGTTATTACTCTCTAATTTTAGTAATATAAAGAGGGTAGGGTTTTTATCCTACCCTCTTATAAATACATAATTTTATGAAAGGAATTTATTAAAAAATGACTCGTTCTAAAAGATTATCCACATTATTAACTGATAAACCAGGAGATAGTGTCGAATCAAAGCAATTATTGGATAAAATTGCTCAATTAGAGGCTCTAATTGAATCTATAAAAAAGCCACAAACAGTGGATGCATCATTTGATGATTATGAGGACGAAACTGAAAAAATTAGAATCAATTCAGATGACAGGATAAAGGTTATGTCTCTTTGCCCTATGCCTTTAAATATCTCTACTAAGGGTTCAGGCAGGGGTAAACTATTTAAGTTTGAAGTCTTTGGAGAAATAAAACAGATTTTATATTCTGATTTAATTGACCTCTCTCC